CCATCAGTGAAACAAACCAAAAGTTGTGGTTTTACATCATTTTCCTGCATCCATCTCCAGTTTACTCCAATGTCTGTGCCACCATAACCAGCGGGTTTGTAATTAACAATTTCTTTGCCATCCCAAGTTTCGAATGTTTCGGGACTGTGAACTTCAGTGTCAAAGCACCAAATTTTAATTTTGTAATCATCAAACTCTTCTGCAATACCATTTATCTCACCCAAAAAGTCTTGCAACATTTTTTCTGAAATTGATCCTGATGTGTCAATGCTTACACAAATATCTAGTTCATTTTGTACATCCAAACCTGGTAATACTGCATTTGTTGAGTACATTTTTCTAGATGGTCTCATCCAAGTGTAGTTGTTTTTAATCTGAGATCGGATAGTTTGTCTTAGCATTGATCTCCAATCCAACTTAGGAGATGTAATATCATTTATCAATCTTTCTAATCCTTTGGGCACATTACCAGCACCTGAAGCCTGAGCCGCCTTGGCGGATTGCAATAAAGAGTTTTTTATTTCATCTTTCAAAGCATTCTTTTCTGCGTCAGTCATTTTAGGAATAGGAATACTTGTTGTGCCACCATCTTTGTTAGGAACTTTTATTTCACCTTTGTCTAAGTCTATGTGTACATCTAAAGTTTTTAATTGTTTTTGATAGTCCGAAAGTTGGTCGAATATCTGTTCTGAACTTAATCCTCTGTATTGTTCGTCAAGTAATGGAGCATCATTTCCTGTAGGAGTTTCACCTATGCCTTCATCTACAAGTATTTGATTGATTGCATAATCACAAGCAACGTTCCAAGCCTGAGGATCTCTGTCTCCTCTTCTTAGCATATGTTCAAATGCAACGTGTAGAACTTCGTGAGCAAGTAAGAACTCTGTTTGTTTAGGATTTAGTCTTTCGATGAACTCTGGTGCATACCATAAGTGTCTACCATCAGTGGCCGCGGTGCCTATTTCTGGTTTCTCGATTAGTTTTAATCTAGTAGCCATATTACCAAAGAATGGTTTCTTCAGCAATAATGCAATTCTGGCTGTTACTATTTTTTCTTCTATTGCGGATCTCATTATTGCTCCATACTCGCTACAACGTATTTGCCAAACTTTTGATGAAACTTGTTAAAAGATTTCAATTTGCTTGGCTTCATCGGAAGTTTGTATGTTGATAAAGCAATCTTGGCACCCATCACTGTAAGTTCAGTGTCAAAGTTATCCATCATAAAGTTTAAGAAGTTGTCTGCCATTGCGTCAAACTTTTTATCTTTAGCATCACTGGCCTCTTTAAGTTCATAACATAAACTCACTGCCAATGAATATTGACCTGATACTTCAGTTTTCTTCATTGTTTTTTCTTTGCCGGATAGTATGTCAGTAGGGTTAGGAAGGTCAGCCGCAATTTTACGATGAGCCATAAATTTGATGGCTGTACCTTCCCCTACTGCACCTGCAACAAGATCTGTGAGAGTATTGTCCGGCAGGTGTTCTGTTAATAATTGACTCACAAAAGACCAAGTTCTAGGAGTTGCAAACGCCTTGCTTGATCCCTTAGGGTCAAAGTCATATAAGTCTTGTTTCGCAAATGTGCAATAACCAACTACATCAGAATGTATGTTATTGATAGTTGCCCATTCAAACCAATCCTCAAAATCAACTTTCATTTCTAAGTGAACGAATCTGTTTGATAATGGAGCCGGCATTCTGAAAGTGACACCTCTGTCAGTTTCTCTATTACCAGCCGCCACAATAGACACACCTTCGGGCAATCTGTATGCACCAACTTGTCTATTAAGTATCAACTGATATGCCGCCGCCTGTACAGCCGGAGGTGCCGCATTTATTTCGTCCAAGAACAATATTGCATTGCTCTTAGCATCACTTGGCAACTCGATAGGCGGTGCCCATTCCATTGAGTTTGATTTAGAATTGTAAAAAGGAATACCTTTTATATCTGTAGGCTCCCATAATGGAAGTCTGATATCAATCACTTCACGTGATTGTTCGTCTCCAATCTGTTTAACAATATCGGACTTACCAATACCTGGTGCACCCCATATCATTACTGGTCTTTGCAATTTGATACAATGCTCCAATGCATTGATTGTTTGTTTAGGACCAACTTGTCTTGTTGTTTCTATTGTTTGTGATTTGCTCATCTTATACTCTCCTTGTTTATAATATACATTATAAAACCATATAAAATAGTGTCAACCACAGAAAAATGCCATAAAATAAGGATTTTTGTAAAAAAAGAAGCACATATCTTGACGCACAGTGGTGTTTTACTGGCCAGGCTTGGTGTTTGTACCCAGTGAATTATGTGGAAAATGAGTCTAGATCGCCATCAAGCAGTTGTAGGACAACCGCAGGTTTTTCTGCATACAAGGTTACATACTGTCGTTTCTGACCCAAATAATATGGAGCAGGACAATTACGGTCTAAGTTTAACATCGCTCTCATTGTGATAGGTTTGTTTAGTTTTATTTTATATGATTGGAACTTGGCGTATTTCAAAAGACTGTTTCCCTTGTAGGTCAAATTGAAATGTGAACTGTCTGACACAAATGATTTGAACATCATCTTAACAATCTTATCAATCGGAAGGTCCAAATCACACTGTTGTTTGATCAATTGTGCTAGGGTTGATTTAGTGAGTTTCATCTGTAATCTTCTTGCCAGTGGTTAATTCATATACGGCGAAATCATTAACTTTGAACATTGCATTTAATTTTTGTGCAAGATTGAATGCGTGTCCAGGATTTGAAAAGGACACCTTTTTGTATTTCGGCCCTGGATAATTTGATACTAATGATGAAGATTTAAGATTGATTGGTTTTCCTTGATAGAACACTGCCCAAATGGCATGGCTCTCTAAGATTTCTTCAGATTTGAAGTTCTTCTTGTTACTGTATTGCAGTAATACTTTTGGTTTTGGTCTACTCATATTATATGAGTATTTATTTCCGATTTTGAGATTATATGGTAAAATTATTGGATGTATCGGAAGCAAAATGCTTTTTAAGGTCTTCGTACGAGCCAATCAGTTTTCCATCTAACACAATCTGTGGAACTGTTCGTGCGTTCGGAACTGCTTCTAACAACTGCTCTCGTGTAAAGTTTACTCCCACAACTTTTTCTTCAAATTGTATACCTTTTGACTTTAATAAGTTCTTTGCCATATCACAGTATGGACATATTTCTTTGCTATAGACTATATTCATTTAAATGCTCCTCCATCCATATTTACATCAGACACGTCATTATTTTGTACAGGTTTGGATTGCAATTCTACTAGGGTCAATAGCAAACTGGTAAGGGAATTTCTAAGCCTTTTGGCTGTCTCTATGTTCACAACCACTTCCTTTTGTCGTGAGTTGTCTGCTCTATTGATATCTTCTATAAAGTTTTTTAAATGTAGAGTGTTATCAATTTTTGTTGACATTTGAAAATGCTTGCCTTTGTTCCATAACAGTTTTGAATGGACCTTTGAATTCATTGCTAGACAAAGTTGAAAGTTTTGGACAAAATCCTTTCACCCATCCTTTTGGAAAATGCACAAGATAATATCCTGCCGCATACATATTTGAACTGTTTGCTGATTTTGAGTACAATGGAATTTTATGTTTTACATCCAACACCGCATTGTATGGAGTGTGTTTGGTTGGATATCCATAAACTTCTAATTTAATTTGTTTTGTGTCAGCAGTTTTTTCTACTTCTTTAAAGATATTGAATTGTTTTTCTATTTCTGCTTTAGTAAATTGTCCAATACTTGAATCAGTACCTGTAACAATAAAGTTATCGTCATCTTGTTTTTGGATTGTGCCTACTCTTATTCCGTTTTGTTCGATTACCCAAAATCGATTAGGCAACAACGGCTTCGTCTTTATTGAATCTGGCGTTGAAAGGTTCTGCATAAAATTTAACATTGTCTCTTATCCTTATTAAATCGTGTTTACTACAAAATTTTAACAGATGAATGCCAACGTTTGCAACCTCTTTTTGCATATTAGTTGTTTGATTTATTGTGTCAAATATTTTGTCTTTGATATCTTGTGGTTGTTTAGTTAAGTCGATTAATTTTTGATTGGTTGAATATTCATCTCGAACAATTCTTTCTTTTCCGTTATGATCAACCCATCTGCTTAACATAAGATTGTTCCAATTGAATCCTTGATTTTCTCTATCTTTAAATGCTTCTTCAAGTTTTGCTTTACGCACTTTAGGAAAGGCCGAAAACACATTGTCTGAACTGTCGCCTCTGATACACTTTTCAAACAATAGCCATTGTGGATTGGGTGGCAACTTAGGTTCCTTAGTTTTTTTGTCTATCACAGTGTTGTTCTTTTCATCAAAGAAGCCGTCAATGTTTGCAAATATATCAGTGATACCGTTGTACTGTGATATATTCTTGGATAATAGTTGATAGAAGTCTGTGTCTGAACTGACAATAATATGATTGTCATCTGGATGTGCCTGTGTCCAACCTGCAATAAGGTCATCTGCTTCTAATTCATCGTGTTGCAATACTGTGCAATTAGTTTTTTCTGTAACGAAGTTTTTGAATTCGTCAAAAGTTTTCCAAAATAATTCATCTGCTTGTTGTTCTGCCGGCGTCATTGCATCTCGAGTTTCTTTTCTATTTTGCTTGTACGCAGGATAAAAGTCTTTACGCCAACTTCTGCCTTCGAAACAAAAAACAACGTGATCAGCACCAAATCTTTCCCAACACTTTTTTACTGTGTTCATACAAATGTGCAGTGCAAGGCCTAATTTAGTTTCTACGTCTTCACCTCTTACAACGTGTCTTGCTCTGAAAAAAGTATTTGCAGAATCAAATAGTAGATATGTTTTAGGAGATTTCAGTTTTGCCATCCTCTCGCTTTTCTTCTTTAACTATCTGATTGTCTTGTTTCATTGGAGTTTGCTCTTCAGCGATTGTGTTGCACAAAACAGAGAACCAATGATCAACTATTTCTTCATCTGTAGTGCCTGAAAATCCGTGTTCCTTCAGATTGGCAACAAAGTGTTCATTCCAGTCAAGATCAAAATATCCATACTTAGGATTCTTTGGATCAACTTTTGTTTCCACAACCTTGATGTAAGGCTCTCCTTTTTCTGTCGCTTTTTCTTTATCAGTAGGCTGTTTAGTTTCTTCAACTTTTTTACCAGAAAATAAGTTCTTAAATTTATCGATCATATTAACATTATAATACCGACCCAAATAATTGTCAATATTATTATTCTCCTGTATACTATTGCTTTCATTTCTTGTTGATTTTTTTGATGAGTTTGATCATCTCGTAGTAGCGGTTTAACCATCTGCTGTCTCCACGTGTATTCCTTTCACCCAATGATACCATTCTTTGGATTTTTTCTTGGCTTCTATATGAATAGGATGATTGGCCCAATCCATTACATCTTGTTTGGTTTTCCAAGTACTAATTGTGATCTCAACATCATCTTTTTCTTCAGAAGTTATATCAACGAATCCAGGTAAAGATTCTGCTAATGTTCTAAGTTTTTCGCTCATTGTTTTGTATTCATTGTTGAGGTCTTTTATTTTTGCGATGAAAAATACTTTGATCATACTCCGTAATAATAATTCATTAGTCCCATTACCAGCACGGTCACAAGTATTGCATTCAATACAAGTAATGCTCTATCGTGCCACAGATATCCAACATATGCCCAACCTAAGGTCCCGAACAAGCCGAACCACATATCAACTTGTGGAATTGTGCCAACACTTCTTGCCACTGTGGCGAATAAGATCAAAAAGACCGATGCCCATTTTACATACCAAGAAAGATCTCCTCTCGGTGTGATTTTTTTAATGACTCGCGATGAGTTTAGTTTTTTTATTTTTTCGTCTAGTTTTTCTTGTATTGGTTCTATTGTCATTATGTTCCTATTGCGTTGCCAAATAGATATACGTGTACTCTTGCCGCCACGTTATATCCTTTCT